GGCGACCGCGATCTGTAGTCGGCATGGTCCTTCCAGCGGAAACCGTGCAGGCGGCCACGGCGCTCCTCGAAAAAACCGATCACGTTGTGCAGATCGGAGACGTTTCGGACTCCATAGCCGGCGTTGTACTTGCGTCGCGAATCGGCCCAGCGGGCGTTGCGCTCCTCGAACCCCGACCCCAGGATGACGACATCGGTGCGCCGTTCCGGACCGCCCGTCGCGCCGCGGGAGATTTCGCTCGGAAAGCGGACTTCATGAAACGACATCGCGAACCCCCTCAGATATTGCGCTGGCCCCGGCCGACGACCCGGTTGAGCATTGCGGCGATCTGCGATTCGGAGCGCTGAAAGCTCTCGACATCTCCCGCCGTGACGTTGAAGGTGATGGCCACGCCGCCACCCCCGCCCGCGGGCGAGCGAACGCCGAGCCGGCCATCGGGACCACGGGCCAGCGGCAGGATCGCCTCGGCGCCGCGCTCGCCGGCGACACCGAGCTGGCCGCGCCCGAAGCTGAAAGCCGTCGGTGCGGTAACCACACCGCCCGCGGCAAACGGGACCGGCAACTGGCGGCCCGGCACGCCGCCCCGGCCGAACAGCGAAAGACCGGAAAAGGCTTGGCCGAACGCCGATCCGATGGCGCTCTCCAGCGGCTTGAAGGCCGCCTTCAGGGCCAACTTCGACAGACTGAGGACGAGCGAGCGGGTGACGTCTTCGAGCTTGCGGCCCCTGATGGCAACATCGGCAAAGGCGCCGGTGAGCGTACTTGCAAAATTCCGCCCGAGCCGCGATGCCGCGGCCAGCGACCGTTCCATCTGCTTCGTATCCGCCTGGATCGCGACCTCGAATTCGGCAATTCTTTCTGCCATGATCAGGTTTTCTCTCCGCTATCGGGATGATTTTGCATGAGGTGCTCCAACTCGCCCCGCGACGGCGCCCCGGTTCCGGCGGCGGAACCGAATACACCTTCAAGGGCGGCTTGCAGTTCGCGTGGGGTCATGGCCCAGAACTGCTCCGGGGCGAGACGAAGCACGCCGAGACCGGCAGCCATGGCCTGACGCCAGGGAAAGGGGCGCGGCCGGGGAGCGGTCATTCCTGTTCATCTCCGGGGCCGGCAAACGTCGCTTCGAGCAGGCGGGCGACAATATCGACGTAGCCCGCCGCCCCACCTTCGACCCGCATCCGCGCGACATCGTCGTCATCGCAGGGCATGCCCGCGCCGCGCAGCCCGGCGGCAATGATTCGGATCGCATCCCGGGCGCTCAGGCGTCCGCTCTGGAACCGTTCGGCAAGCGCCAGCAGGTCTTCGTCCCCGAACGCGTGTTCGAGTTCGGCGAGCGCCCCGAGCGTCAGACAGAGCCTGCGCGGTTCGCCGTCGAGGCAGGCCGCGATCTCGCCGCGATGGAGGTTCACCATCAGATGGCCGTGAAGGTCAGGTCGCCAGCGGAATCCAGGGCAATCTCGAACGACACTTCGCCGTCGTGACGGGCGGCGAATTCGAGAGCGGTGATCTGGAACTTGCCCTGAAGGATGCCAAAATCCGGTATCACCACCTGCCAGTCGCGGATCGTGCCGGCAAAGAAGACCGAGCGCACGGTCTCGTCGGACACGGCGTCCTTGAAGATGCCGGTGCCGGACAACCGTGCGCTCCTGACTCCCGCGCCTTCGAGCAGCTCACGCCATTGCCCGACCGACTCGGTGTGGGTGATGTCGACCGTCTCGGTGTTGAAGGCGAGGGTCCGCGAGCGCAGGCCGGCAACCGTCTGAAAGGTCCCGAGACCATCGCTGTCGATCTTCAGGAGCAGGTCCTTGCCCTTTTGGGCTGCCATGCTGTTATCTCCTTATGCTGAATGCTGAACTTGTCGAACCGGCCCGAAGCAATCGATCAGACGATCGGCTCGGTGACGGCGCGATAGCGCACGAGACCCCGGTAGACTTCGCCGTCTCCACCGCGCCGGGTGTCGGTAAATTCGTAGCGAAGGTTGATCAGGCGATGGCTGGTCATGGTCAGCATTGCGCCGCTCAGGGCAGCCTTGAGGGCGGCGATGATGGCCTGGGCCTCCTTTTGACCGGGTTGGTCCGACCAGACGTGGAATGTCAGGACATGCTCGTCGCCGTCGTCGCTCGCCGTACTCCAGTCGCGGCTGACGCTGGCCCCGAAACTCACATAGGGGTATTGGGTGCCGTGCGGGACATGCTCGTAGATTCTCGACCCGCCGAGGACGCCCGCGAGCGCAGTGTCGGTGATGAGCACCTGATAGATCGACTTCTGCAGATCCCAGCCGGCTTCATCGGCCATGACCAATCTCCTCTCGGGTGACTTCGTGAGATAGCGCGCACCAGGGGGTCAGCGACGGCGCAGGCGGTCGGCCGTCTCACGCACGCCGGCCAGGACCGCTTTGCGGCGCCGGTCGTTCAATGCCGCTCCGGGCGCACTTTCGCCCGGCCGCTCACGATCGCTGGATTGCGATGCCTCGGCTTCGGGCGGCCGAAAATCGACCGCAAGACGAGCCAGAGCAAGACCAACCGTGTCATTCAGCAACGCCTCGACCGTCCGGGCGCCGACCCGCCGGCGGACGGCCCGAACCAAACCATCGAGCGCCGATATTCTGACGCCCAACCTCACAAATCACGCTCCTCGCACTTGCAAACCAGGCGGGCCCGGCGTTCGCCGGGGTCGAAAAACGAGCGGACGAAAAACACCCGCTGCCCGAGGACGAAACGCATCCGCGAGGTCAGGTCCGTGCGGTGGCGGATCTCGATCTCGTGGGTCACGCTGGCCGCCAGCTTGTCGCTGACCACGCGCTCGCGACCCTGTAGTGGACGGATCGCCCCCCAGACCGTATCGACAACCGTCCAGACCCGCTGACTCCCGCCGGCCCCATCGTCGGCGAGTGTCGGGCTTTCGATCTGCAGCCTGTGGCGCAACGATCCGATGCCGGTCGCCGTCATAGCGAAATCATTCGATAAGGCGCGATCAGGCCGTCGACGCTCGTCGGGATGCGCTCGACGCTGTCGCCGATCTCGACCGGTTCGCGGCGTTCGTACCAATGCGCGACCAGCAGCATGACCGCCTGGCGCAACGGTTGCGGAACATCGCCCGCCGCGGCGCCGTGACCGGCGACAAAGTCGATCTCGATACCGTTGATCGCCCGCCCGGGGGCCGGGAAAACCGCGCTCGCGTTGTGGACCAGGCGGGCAGGTTCGCCGGCCGTATCGACAAGATAATCCGTCGGCGCAATAACCTGGGCATTGCCGTCGATGTCGAACACGCGCACGGCGCTGACGCTCTGGAGTGGCACGATCGCCAATTGGACGGTGCCGCCGGACGGCCATGCGTCGAGAACCAGCCGCCAGGTCTGGGTGATCAGAGCGCGGCCGAGGGTCTGCTCGAGATGCACACGCGCGGCGGTGATCAGGCTCGAGATCAACAGGTCCTCGGCGACGTCGTCGACGCGCAGATGGGCCTTGGCGTCCGAGAGACTGACCGGTTCCAGCGCCGGACCGGATATTGGAACGAGTGCCATTGGCATTTACCTGAATATCAGCCGGTCCAACGATCGCGACGACAAATGCCGAGACCTGCGGGCCGGTGAGCTAAAAGCTGATCAAAGGGTGGGCGGCCGCCGGCAGGGAGTGGCAGCGGCCGCCCAAGGGCCAAGGGAGGATCGGAGGAGGGAGTTGGCCCTTTTAACGTGTTACGATCCGTGAGCAGGATCAGGAGAGACCGAACTTCATCAGCTTGATCGCGTCGAAATCCTGGACCCCGCCGCCAACGCGCTTGGTGGTATAAAAGAGCACATAGGGTTTGGAGCTGTAGGGATCGCGCAGAACCCGGATGCCGACCCGGTCGACGACCAGGTAGCCGCGCGAAAAATCACCGAATGCGATCGAGAAACTGTCGGCCGCGATGTCCGCCAGGTCTTCCGATTCGGCAATCGGGAAGTTCATCAGGGACGGCGCCGCACCCGGGCTCGCCGGCGGCTGCCAGATGTAGTCGCCGTTTGCATCCTTGAATTTGCGGATCTCGGCCTGGACCGTGCGGTTCATGACCCAGTGTGCGTTTGCCCGGTAGCCGGCCTTCAGGGCATAGACCAGATCGACCAGATCGTCGCTCGGGTTGGCGGCGTCGAATGCACCCGCGGTGCCGGTCGCGAGATAGCCGAGATTGCCCCAGCTCCACGACGTGTTGGCTACCTTGGGATAGGAGAGAAATCCCGTCGGCTTGTTGACGCCGTCACCGGTCGTGAAGGCGGTGCCTTCCTGTTCGGCGAAGGCGATGCGGACCTCTTCGGCAATCCATTCATCGACGTTGACGGCCGAATCTTCCAGCAGCGTCGGTGTCGCCGCCGGCATGGCGTAAAGCTCCATGGTCGGAAAGGCGAGTTCGCTGAGCGTCGGCGAGGTGGTCTCGGGTCGAGCCGCCGTTTCGCCGACCCAGCCGGTTCCGGGTCCGGTGATCGAGAACGGCTTTTTGTAGATGTTTGCGGACACCTGCCGGACCCCGGCAATGGCCCGGATCGGCGAAATATCCCGCAACGAACGGGTGATCAGCTTTTCGGTCTCGTCGGGAACCAGATAGCCGCCATCGGGGTTCGAGCCGGCCGAAAGCGCCTTTTCCTCGAGTTGCAGCAGGCCGCCGGCATCGCCCTTGCGGACATAGTTCTCGAACGCCATCCGGTGTTTCGAGGCGACGAGGGATCCGGCCGCCGCCGTCGAGAGCGCCGGGCGTGCACCCTTGATGGTGAGATCGTCGACAATGCGCTTGTGCTCGGTGATGGCGTCGTTGATGCGCTCGAGCTTTTCGTCGGTCACGACATCGCTCTGCATCCGGCGTTCGATCTGACCGAGGCGCTCGTCGTTTGTTTCCTTGAAGGCCTCGAAGGCCCGCATGAAGTCCTCGAAGGCGCTGGCGACCTGGCCGCCGCCGGCGCTTTTCTTCTCCAACTGCAGCTGATTGGCTGAAATTCGCTTTGACATACCTACCTCTTACTCGCGTGGTTCATCAGCGCGGCCGCCTGCTCGATGGTGTCGACTAGCCGCGTTTCACTGTCCGCTCCGCCACCAGCCTCCAGCTTGCGGGCGAGCGTCTTGAAGCCCGAACAGATGAGCGTGCGGGCCTCGGATCGCGTCAGCCCAGCTTCCCGCTTGAGCCAACGCTCGAATTCCCGTTCGGTGGGAAATCCTTGCTCGAATGGATGCGACTTGACGGCGCTGACGCGGGCGCCGGCCTGCATCGGAAAGGTGACGACCGAAACCTCCCAAAGGTCGATCTTGGTCAGGCGGCGCAGACCGCTCCGCGGGTCGCGCTTGCCTTCCACGGCCTTGAAGCCGATCGAAAGCCCGTCGATCGCGCCCTCCCGCATCAGGCTCAGGACCTCGCGCGCCCGGGCGACCTCCCGCATCAGCCGGCCCTCGACCTTGAGACCATGGGCATCTTCGCGGATCACCTCCCAGACACCGATCGGCTCACCCGGATCATGCTGGAACAGCATCTTCACGCCGCGCGCGCCGCGCCGGGCGATGCTTTCGGCAAATGCGCCCGGAGCGACGACGTCGCGGCCGAGATCTTCGGCGCCAAAGAGGCTGGCATAGCCCTCGAATCGCCCTTCGGCGCTGACCGCCTTCAGATCCAGGCGAACGGGTTCGGCCTCTCCGTCGGGGGACGGGCAGTTTGGATAGATGGAGGTCATTGATATTCTCTCACGGAATTCAGCGTGCGCTCGTCGGCCCTCGGACCGGAGACTGATCTCCGTCTTCGAGCGGCCCGTAGCCGATCGCGGCGCGCTTTTCGTTGACGGTCAGGAAGTCGGCTTTTTCAATCCGCGACCAGAGCGCCTCACGCTCCGCGCCGAGGGCATCGATGGCATTGAGATCGGGCCGCAATTCCAGTCCGGACCCGAACGCCGGCCCGAGCCAGGCGGAAAACGCCCGCGCCGTGCGAGCAACCAGCGGCAAGACGGTCTGGCGCCAGAAAGTTCGGTTGGCCTCCTGTAATTCGAATAGGTGTTGTCGCCGGGGATGGCGAGCAGCATCGGCGGCACCCCGAGGGCCAATGCGATCTCGCGCGCCGCGACGTGCTTGGCCTCGATGAAGTCCATGTCCTTCGGGCTGAAACCCATCGACTTCCAGTCCAGCCCGCCTTCGAGAAGCAGCGGCCGGCCGGCATTCTTCGGACCCTGAAAGCTCGCCTCGAGTTCGCTCTTCAGGCGGTCGTATTGCTCGCCCGTCAGATTGCCCTCGCCCGTGCGATAGACCAGGGCACCGGATGGCCGGGCAGCATTGTCGAGCAGTGCCTTGTTCCACTCGCTGGCCGCGTTGTGGATATCGATTGCCATCGCCGCCGCCTCGATCGGACTGAATCCGTAGTGATCGTTGACGGGATGAAAAAGTGCCATGTGCTGGATCGGCCGGACCACGGCGCCCGCTGCTTCCTGATCAAAGCGGACCGTGCGTCCGGCGACGGTGTAGTCATAGGCCTCGGGCCAGCCGTTGTCGCCGGCCACCACCTTCATCCGGTCGGGCCGCAGGATATGCAACTCGCGGACCTCGCGCCCGACACTGACCGCTTCGCCATAGGCGTTGCCGGCAACCAGGAGAAAGCCGTACCAGGCCTGAAACAGGTCCGGCCCGCACTGGACCCCGTTCGGTCTGGCGAGCAGATCGAGCAGGGGATGGGTGTCGAGCTTTTCATCGCCGGCGAAGATTTGTAGCGGCACCGACGCGGCCGCTTCCGCGATCGTCCGGACGGAGCGATAGACGATCGCGTTCTTCATGAAGCCTTCGCGGGCAAAGGCCGCATAGTCGCGCGGCGTCCAGACCGGCCGGCCCTGCCATTGCATGGCAATCAGTGCACCGGTGGCACTCCGCTTCAGATCCGGTGCGTGGGCCT